GCACAGCCGCCAATGCTAATTGCATCAAATGGACCTTCGCATACAATAACAAATGCACGGTCGTGTGTTTGACTATCTAAATTAAATACGTAATCCGGTTGTTGTTCTGACAAGTATCTTGGTAGTTTACTGCTAGGATTTATAAGTCTGCCAGTGTAGCCTACAATACGTTTTTCATAAAAGAATGGAATAATAAGTCTATCATTAAACCCAGTTTTAGGAGTCCAGTAAAACGGGTAATCTTCTAAGTACAAATTTCTTTTAGCAAGATATTCTAATACTGGCATTAGTTTATTAGGTATATTATCTAAATATGAGGTAATAGGTTTTGCGTCAATTGGCATAGCTCTTAACTCAAATGTAGGCATCATTGTTTTCATCACATAAGTTTCTGATGATTCTAGACGGAATGCTTCTAATGTAAGTTTACTAATTTCGCTGTCACTCATGTTTAAGTAAAGCATAAGTGATTTCATATTTTTACTAATGTGCCGACCTGGTTGCCAACTAGCCTTAAAGCTACAATTAAAACAGTGAAATGTTACGGCGTCACCGTCATTAATGATAAATCCACCACGTTGGCGGGTATCCTGGCAACAAGGAGCGTTGCCAGTTATCCATCCACTTGGAGTTGTCTTAGTTCGCCTACCAGTAGTCCAGTACATTCGTAATGTATCTGTAATAAGGTTCATGATAGGTATGTGTTAGTTTAAAGTTGTATTATACTATGAAACAGTAACTTTGTCAACCTTACCGGTTGGGTTGATAGGATGATTTCCTTGATACAATATTCTAAAGTATTTAAAATATGCAACATCAATGTTATTAAAAATAACAGGAGTTGATCTTGCTAACAATATAGATTGTGATGCAAGTTGTTGTGCGTGTAAGTACGAATTAACACTAATGGTTGATGCAGTAGTTCCTTCTAGCCATATCTTTCCAACAAATCCTGATATTGCAATTTCAAATGACAGTTGTGTTGTAGGTACTGATTCGTAAAATGTAGCAGGGATAGAACTAGTGTGATATACAACATTCCCCATAAAATCAATTTCACCGGTAAATGTTTTGTATATTCTATCATCGCGGAATGTAGGCATAGCATTACCTATTAACTCAATAGTACCTACAGCTCCAAATTTTGTATCAGCATACATCATAACATCTCTACCGTCTTTAACTGCAGTAACGCTATATTTTAGAAACTGAGGAGTTAACTCATCTAAGTCAGCTTGCGGAATAGTAGTATATCCTATTCCTTTTTTTGCAGGAATAGGGTTAATGACATACGGACTGTTAGGTAATTCATTACCGGATGCATCCATTACGTTTAATGAGATAACACTTACTGTAGTTAAATCAATTCGTTTTTGATCTGCATTTTTAATGTCGAACTCAATGGTATTGTCAATACCATTATAAATTTTTACGTTTCTTTGATACACTGATGTAAACTCCACTGTGAACCCAACCAGATCAGCAATAAGCTCGACTCGGTTTGGGTATAAATAGCTTGATATTTTTTGCATTGGCAATATCCTTTATATATATTTATGGCAAACTTAAGAGATAACATAGAACAAAATTTACCATTTATTAGCGTATTAAACTACGGAAGCGACGAGTATGTTGGTATAATCATTAACCAAGATCAGTATGTAACTAGTTTTTACGATTTAAATGCAATTCAGACTGCTGAAGGCAAAGCTTCTTTTTTAGAAATAGGAGAGATATGGTGGTGGGAATCAAATCGACAATTTCCAATTTCTATTTTTTGTAGAGAGGAAATACGACCGTTTGCGTATGCTATTAAAACATTCAATAGTAAAGATACCCGCATTATATTAGGTCCAGTAGTTAATTTAATGAACCTAACAGTTAAACGAGTTAAACGAAAATCTGTCCAACTCGTCCGAAAACCTACCCGTTAACCTGATCACATATTAAATTCATTTGTACAATAATTGCCATAGCATACGCTATTGCATGAGATTTACGAAATGCATAACCGGTGTCAGCGTCGGTGTGTCCCCATATTTCGTTCATCACCGTAGTCCATTCTTTCCCAATCAAATAACGTTTCGCCGGTCTTATCATAGCTAGGACTGCAGCTAATTGTTCCACCGAAGTCGGCTGCATCTGTTTCAGAATATCTGTGTGCCCGTTTATATGAAATAGTAGATTTACAAAATCTTCTTGAAGTAGTAGTTCCCATATTGGTTCAATTCCCATTAAGTGTAGTAAATGATCATTATCTTTAATGTCTTTGTATATGCTAACATTTAAAAAATCAATCTTAAAATAACCCCTATCCTCGGCTTCTTTATAGTCAATTGTACTCACTCCTGAGATAGGATTATGCGGAATACTTTGACAATAAATGCCGGTGTTATGTTTCTTAAAAGCGTTTTCGTTTCTAATGGCTGCCGTGACATGTTTGATCTTTGATAACGCAGTTGATCTGTCAAAGAAATCTAAATCAATGTCTGGCATATGTGAAGAACCTCCAATTATAAAGCGGTTTTATTACAACCTCAATATTTATGTTCATAGATTACTCTCTGTAACCACAGTCTTTACAAGCTCTACATCGTGTGGCAAATGTTTAAACTTAGTAAACCAAAATGGTATATCTAACACATTACTCACTGCTGCAAGCTGTTCGTCATTAAAACGTTTTATCATTAGCTTGCCTTGATTAGAATTTAATACAATCCACGGACTAATCTTACCATCTTTAATATCGTACATTGCTCTATTTAAACTTACGTATGAGAAATAATGATTCCATTGTGAATTATTAGCATCACTCCACGCTAACATGTGAGTAATACTACGTTCTAATGCAGTTTCTACAGATTCTGTTCTAATTAAGTCTACAACGTATTTGTCGTATAGATCATCTCTACACCAATGATCTAATTTAACTCCACTAGTAACTACATAAGTTATAAACTTATCAGGATACAATGGTTTTACGTTACTAACAAAACTTCCAAACTTAACAAATGCATTGTAATATGGGCTTTTACAAAAGTCATCATATGTTTTCTTACCATGGAAGTTTTGTGTTTTTTGATAAAATGTGTTATACGTTTCAAACCCTAATACTACGTGCTTATCTCGTTGTGCTAATGCTCTACGTTTTGGCTCGCAGACATGTACTGCAAGCGTAGATTCTTTTACAAATTTACTGTTGCAGTATTGACATTGGAATGGTTTGGAAGTTGCTAGATTCATTTTTTCAATTTCTTTTTAATTTCTTTATCATCAAACCCGTATTCTTTAGCAAGGTTGACTAATTCTTTATCTGTTGTTAATGATGCAAGCATCTCAACTTCTTTCATTTTCATACTAGGATGCAATTCAGATAAGAATGCAACTTTTTTATTATCAACATTACCTTTTTTCTTAAATCCAATCCATTCGTGAAAGAATGTTTGTTCTTTATCATACGAACACATACATAGTAACATCCATAATAGCTTAGGGTGTTTTTGTAAATCAAACCAGTATCTATTATAACAACCATTTACTGATTCAACGTAATGTTCTTTTATTTCTCGAGATTGACCTTTAACATTACTAATATATCGATTTAAAATAAACAATTCGCCTTTAAGTGCTTTTTGGTTACTTTCGTCAAGCATATCCCATAAGTCATTAAGGCCTAAATCAACTGCATTAATCTTTTGTTTTAATTCTACCTTTTCGCTTAATTCTTCTTTGCTCATTCTGTATCCTCGTCTTTAATTGGAGTAAGTGATGCCTCAAACGATACAACTGTTCTATGACCATCACCGGTCCATGGATATACAGTGTGTGATAAACAACTTGGAAACACTACAAACGTTCCAGGCGATGGTTCTGTTTGCCATGCATCGTGCATAACAAATCTAGAGATATCTTTTGTTTGTGGTAATTTTAATACAAATTTCCCATCTGATGCATTGCTTGTTGATGATAAATCAGGCGCACTAATATATATATTTCCGCTAATATTGCTGCCTAAATGGGTATGCATTTCGTGATAATCGCCTTCGTATTGTCTAGTAGTCCACACATTAGTAATTACCGGTTTACATAATTTAAGATCTTGAGTACCAGATTGGTCTATTACAATATCCATATAATCTTGTGCAACTTTTTCTAACCATGTTGTTAACCATGATACATCTAATTCAACTCTTGCAGGGTATATCTGAATATGTTGTCCTCCGCGTACACTAACAAATGGATTATCACTTTCGTGTAATTCTGAATGACTATGCAACTCTTCTGCTAAGTTAAATAATTTACTAAATTCAACAGGTGGTACTTGATCTGCTGCAATAACTGTTGGTGTAAAGTATGCTACTTTAAATGCCATAATTTTTCCTATAATAATTTGTCTAAATGGATTAATTCACTGTTTCTTGAAACTTCTTTTACAAAATATGCACATGGTGGTTTGTATTGTTGTCTTATTGGTGTTGCTAATAAATGGCCTATTTTCATTTTAGGAAAATACCATTTAACATCATTATAAAAATTTACTATTTCTATTTTCATAAATTCAATTCTAAAATCAGATATTGGATTAAAAATTAATGCATCAAAACCTCTATCATTTAAGCTAGTTAATGGTAATATTTCAATATGTGTTGCACTACTACTGTCGCCCACTGCAATACACCAATCAATTGGCATAGTAACTTCACTATCGCCTATTTTTAATACCATTGCAGGTGCATTAAATGATTCTAAATATATTAATGGTGAAAAGAAAAAATCCGGATCTTGCGGATTACTATTGTCTAACACACCAAATCGCATACTATCGTCGACTTCATCTGGCAGACTATTGAGCGAAAACCACTCATTGTTAACTGTTAATATATTCATTTCCAATCTACCTTATTAATTTCAAATTTATATTTTGCATCTTTATAGAACTTTTTTCTTTCTGCAAGATGTCTTTTAGCATACTTACACGTACTTGTAATGTCATAAATTTGCACAAAGTCTTTATCGTGTGCTTTTCTAATTCCTCTACCTATACTTTGTATAACCCTTGTAAAACTTTTACCTGATTCGATTAACACTAAATTAAAAATACGTGGAATATTAATACCAACTGCTGCTACACCATAAGTTGCTACAATAATTTTATTTGTCGATGTTTTAATTTCGTCGTATTCTGTTTTTCTATCTTTTGTTTTTACATTACCTGATACAAATACAGCATCTGGAATATTTTCGATTAATATCTTGCCGCTTTCGATACGACCAACTAACACTAATGTGTTACCCGTTTCTGCAATTTCTTTAATTTGATCGCTAATAAATCTCATACGGTCTTCATTTGTAACTTGATATGTTATCTCATCCGAATATGCCCTAAACTCTTTTAAATCAATTAGCTGTAATACTTTTACATGGCAGTCTGATAACACGCCTGCTTCTTGTAACTCGTATGCTTTGATACCTCCTATTACTGGTCCAATACTTGCAAATATTTGTTCGTATTCAAACTTTTCTTTAGGTACAGTACCTGTTAACCCCCAACGAATCGGTGCATTACATAAATTATGCGTAAGTAAATTTTTTAGTACATCTGCCTTTGCCATATGCACTTCGTCAACAATTACAGCAGTTACACCATCTAAAAATTCTGCTAATGATATAATATCGTGTTCGTGATTTTTACTTTTCTTGTCTAGTATGTTAAGACTTTGCCATGTGCATATTGTATGAGTTTTGTTTATATCTTTTTTATCGCCATAGTACATACCAACATCTAACCCAACGCTTACAAAGTCTTCATGTGTTTGTTCTACTAAACTCTTATTTGGAACAATAACAATTGTACGGCCATGCGGTTCGCATATGTGTGCTAGTGTTGCTGTTGTAATTGTTTTACCTGCACCAGTTGCAATCTCTTGCAATGCTTGTGTTTGCTCTAAGAATTTATTAATGGCGTCAACTTGATAGTCACGTAACATAATTGGTTGTCCTTCTTGAGCATGTCCTACTGGCCATACCTTACCTTGATCTGCCCAATATGTTTCTGTAACTGGTATAAACTCTAACTTATAATGATTTCGCAGGTCTTCTATTTCATCTATCTCAACACCGCATTTATTCATTATTGCTAAGATAGATTCTAAATTATTTAAATATCCTGTCCCACCTAACCCAAATAGACTTACTGTACCGTCCCACCTGCCTAACTTAAAGGCAGGTTGATATCTAGCATACGGTACTTCGTACTTAAATGCGTTTACTAATTTCTTACGCACGTCTAATGGTAAATGATCAAATTTAATATTAACTTCGTCTTTTATGACTAATTTAACTCCCATATGTTCCTCGTTTCAATTATTGGTTCTGTTGGAGTATATGTAATAATTAAATCACTACACGTTGCATATACTGCCGTTTTACTTTGGCGCAATGTGTTTTTAATGCAAAGTACGCTCATTGGTTTCCATCCTGTTTTAAGAAAGAACTTTGGTAGTTTACCGCCTAGCACACCTGCAACAGCTGTTGAATCATCTAGCATACTATTATACTTTCTATTTGCAATTCCGTCATTAAATATTTTGCCATCAGGCGTATTGTCTAATCTAAAATAGATACCAATGTTATCTGTAATTCCATTTTTAGTTAACGCAGTTGACAATTCATTAAACTGAGTAATTGTTATTAACGGAGTGGTTTGATCAAACACTACTAACATCGGCAACCTTTTTAATTCAACTAATGACTTAACAACATTAGATAGTGTATGTGTATTACTATCAATCCATATTTTTGTTTTAGTACGATTAGCAATAGTTTCCGTTAATGTATTATTATTACACGCAACATGGTTAGTGTATTGATATCGATGTTTACGGTCTTTAATTAATAAGTCGTTTAAATCGATATTATCACCTAAATCATTATCAATTGCATGTTTAAACATTGGAAAATTAATATTTTCGAGTAAGAACTGGCTTGCTATATTTGCGTTATCCCACGTAATAATAGTATTGTATACTGCTTGTAACTCGGGAGAAACTTCAAAGTTATATTGTTCTAAGTTTTTCATTACAGTGTATAAATTTTGTTCTGTGTAATCTGCAATATAAAACGACCCAGATCTTACTTGATGAATTACAGATGATAGCGGTTTTAGGTGATTACGTATAGTAGATGAGAATGTAAATTCAATTGCAATTACTCCTGTATAGTTATCACGTAACCCATTGTATTCCGGAATAGCAGTTGAGCCAGCCGGAATATGGTATATCTTCTTAACATCTGGAAGTACACGAAACGGGTGTTGCCATTGCGGATTATCTAAGTATTCTTTGTAATCAGCGTTAGCTAATAACATAAATGGCGTGTATAATTGATTACTTAAAATTGCAAGTAACAGCGTACCTTGTTTTTCAGTAATATATGTAGTGGACTGCATTGCAGTATGTAAGCTTCGCAATGTTTTATTATCTCTTGACGAGAAAGGGGGAGTTGTAGTCATTGCTTCAAGAAATACAAAATGAAGCAAGCTGTCAATCGTAGTCATGTGTTATACACCTTATAGTAGTGACGGGCACTAAGCCCGTCATATTAATTAAATTGTTGCGTCTTCCATACCTGCACATCTTAATCGTATAATATTGCTTAATGCATACGATTTTTGATCTAAGGCTTTTGTAATACCCAACCATTGATTTCTTAGTAAAGCAAATTCGTTAATAATCTGTTCGTACTCAATTACATCATCTTCACCTTCGACAAATTTTTCACAATCGCGACTGCTTAACGCTCTTGCGTATGTTTCTAAATATTTTCTAAAGTGATAACTCTTTAATCGTTTAAGTTCGATATTAAGGAACTCAAGGATAGCTTCAATTTCTTGAAGCTGTCCATATCTATGTTCTACAATGCCTGGCATTGCTGCAGACGCACGTTCTACATTTCCTACTATTTTACACTCTTGTCTAGCACTTGTCAATTCTGTTTGAAAATATGCAATACCATCATGTAATTTTGTTATGTCGTTAGCTATTGTAGAATACCAACTCATTAAAACTCCAAATCTGTATAATCATCGTCGTCATCGCTATTATCTTCTAAGTAATAAGTAATAGCTTGATCTAAAACAGGATCGATACCTGTTGCACCTTGGAAGGTACGATCACTAGCACCAAAATCTGCTAGTAATTCAATAAATCTTTCAGCAGCAATTTCTGCTTGTTTCTTATCAATGTAGTCTGCAAATAATAACCATACATCAGCAATTTGTGTTTCATTCAACATTTTCGTCCTCCGTGACGTATTCATCATCAATATCATCAATGTCATTAGATATTAACGGTTGATCAGTAAATTCAGCCATTGCTCTTTCAAGAGCACCGTTAGCATTACTTTCCCACTCTTTACGGTATTGTTTAATTTCAGTACCGTCAGTAGCCACGTATTTAAGTCTATT